TATGGTGGAGGGGCTAACGGTCTTGTTCAAACATTAGAACAATATCTTAAAGATGTTCAAAATACTAGCCTACCAGATGACCAAAAAGGCACGCCGGCAATTTATAAACAACTAGCAGAAAATGCAGTGCAGATGGTTCTATTGCAGAAACAGCAAGACGGTCTACCATCTACATCATCATTGCCTAATATGAATGATGGCAATCTAGCTTTTCTTAAAGATCGTATGAAAGGCTTTGAGGGATTCAATGCTGACCAACTGCAAGAAGAGTTTATGAAACGTCCAGAAGCGTCACCTATTAAAAATGCAATGAAACAAATGGATGACGATGAACGCAACGACAGTGCTGCAGAAGCCGCTGCTCACTTGGCTGAAATTGCTAATTTAATGAGACAAAACGTAGATCATACCGCTAGAGTAGCGGCTAATACCAACTAATTAAAATTTATAGCAAACTATAATTTTAGTTAAATAATAAATACAACCTAGGTTAAACAAATATGTCGTGGAAAAAACACTTTAAGACTGCTAACACCAGCGGTATGATGAGCCCTGTGGGCAATGGTGGAGGCAACACTCTGCCAGATGCCGGCTATCGTAACTTCGCCAGTCAACTACCTGAAGTATATATTGGTCACCCAAATCGTACAGAACGTTACAATCAATACGAACAAATGGACATGGACAGTGAAGTTAATGCTGCCCTTGATATTATTGCTGACTTTAGTACACAGACTAATATTGAAAACGGTACAGGCTTTGATTTGTTCTTCAAAGAAGATCCAACAGACAACGAAGTTAAAATCCTTAAAGATCAGTTACAGCAATGGGTAACCTTAAACGATATGAACAAACGCTTGTTCAAATTGTTCCGTAACTGTATCAAGTACGGTGATCAAGTATTCCTACGTGACCCCGAAACATTTAAACTATATTGGACAGAAATGTTCAAAGTTACCAAGGTTATTGTCAATGAAGCTGAAGGCAAAAAGCCAGAACAGTACATTATCAAAGACATGAACATCAATTTCCAAAACCTAACAGCTACGGCCTTAAGTAGCAGTGATACATTTATTAATCACCCGCAAGTTGGCGGTCCTAGCGGTGCGTATGTACAACCACAAACACCATACAGTGGTGGTAGTCGTTTTAGTCATGCTAAAAATGAAGCTGTGATTGATGCAGAACACGTAGTACACCTAAGTTTAACAGAAGGGTTAGACTTAAACTGGCCATTTGGTACTAGTGTATTAGAAAGTATTTTTAAAATCTTTAAACAAAAAGAACTATTAGAAGATGCGATTATCATCTATCGTATACAACGTGCTCCGGAACGTCGTATCTTTAAGATTGACGTAGGTAATATGCCCACACACATGGCCATGGCCTATGTTGACCGTGTTAAAAATGAAATACACCAACGTCGTATACCTACACAAACAGGTGGCGGTGTTAATATGATGGATGCTACGTATAATCCATTATCAACAAACGAAGATTACTTTTTTCCAGTAACAGCAGAAGGCCGTGGTAGTAGCGTTGATGTATTCCCAGGTGGTCAAAACCTAGGTGAAATCACTGACCTACGTTACTTTACCAACAAGATGTTCCGTGGCCTACGTATTCCTAGTAGCTATTTGCCCACCGGTACAGATGAAAGCGAACGTAGTTACAGTGACGGTAAAACAACCACAGCCTTAATTCAAGAGTGGCGCTTTAATCAATACTGTATGCGCCTACAACGTATGATTGCAGAAACACTTGATAACGAGTTTAAAATGTTCATGCGTTGGAGAGGGATTAACATTGACAACAGTCTATTTGAATTGCGCTTTAATGAGCCTCAAAACTTTGCCAAATATCGTCAGGCAGAAGTTGATCAAGTGCGCATCACTACATTTACACAGTTAGAGCAAATTCCTTATCTAAGTAAACGTTTCTTATTAGAGCGTTACTTAGACCTAAGCGAAGAAGAACTACAACGCAACGATGAACTATGGGCACAAGAAAACGGCACAGTTAATGATACAGACATTCCACAAGCAGGCCTACGTGCTGTGGGCGTTACTAACGCAGGTATCCAGCAAGACATGGATACACTAGCACCACAAGAGCTAGGTGTAGAAGGCGGTGCCGGTGCAGTACCAGGCGCAGCTCCAGAAGCAGTGGGCGCCCCGGGCACACCAGCAGCTGCACAGCCCGGAGCAGGTTTATAAGAATTTGGTAAATAACTTTATGAACCTATTAGAAATATTTGAACCTACTCCTGCAGGTTATGAAACAGAAAAAGACGACAACACTGCCGTCAAACTCCGCGATCTCCGCAAGACCAAGTTAACTCTAAAACAGCTAAATCGTCTACGTATTATGAATGATATTCGTAAATTGGAACACGAAAAGAAGATTGACTCTGTACAACAACAATACAAAGCAGCGCCAGCAGACACCGGCGGCATGTAATTATCCCACCTTTTGGCTCAAAAAACACACATATAACCCCACTTTTTAATAAATTTTGTAAATATATACACATAATACATCACATCGATGTAAGTTTCGAAACTTATATTATCACAAGGAGTTCATAAATGAACAAATACGAACAATTAGTTGAGTTCATCATTAATGATGAAAATGACAAAGCTCGTGAATTATTCCATCAGATCGTTGTAGAGAAATCACGCGACATCTATGAGAGCTTAGTAGCAGAAGAAGACTTAGAAGAAACAATTGGCGGCAACGAAGTTGAAGACCTAGTTGACGAAGTATCTTTAGACGAAGAAGGCATTTCTGAAGAAGAAGAATTTGGCGCTGAAGAAGAGTTTGATTCTGAAGAAGGCGACGAATTTGGCGCTGAAGAACAAGGTGAAGCAGAAATCGAAGATCGCGTAGTTGATCTAGAAGACGCACTTGACGAACTTAAAGCTGAATTTGATGCACTAATGGCCGGCGAAGCTGGTGAAGAAGACCATGCTGATGAATTTGGTGCCGATGAAGTTGGCGCTGATGAAGCTAATCCAGAAGAATTTTACGAATCTGAAGAAGATGATGAAGAAGATGACGAAGAAGTTGACGAATCTATTGTACGTGAGTATGTAGAAAAAGTTGCAGCTCCTGCTAACTCCGAAGGTGCAGCAGTTGGTACAGGTAAAAGTGTAGCAGTTAATTCTAAATCAACAGTAGCCGGTAAAAACGACATGGGCGGTACAGCGGTAACTTCTAAAGGTGGTAACCAAGATCAAAACGGTAACCGTCCTTCATCAACTGAAAGACCAAAAGGTACATTAGTATCTAACCCACAAAACAAACCAGGTGCTAATGCAGGTAAAACAGCATTTAAAACTAAAGAAGCTTCTACAGGTTCTGAAGGTAAGCTAGCTGGTAATGATGGTAGTGTTGCTGTTAACAAACAAAGCCCACTACGTAAGTAATTAGGAAAAGATAATGGCTTTATACCTTAAAGAAAACTTAACATACGATGCAGCTAGAATAGAGTTCTTAACTGAAAGTGCTCCTGATGGCAAAGGCAAGTCATGTTATATGAAAGGTATATTCATTCAAGGTGGTGTACGTAATCACAATGAGCGTGTGTACCCTGTAAATGAAATTGAGAAAGCCGTTTCTACGTTAAATGAACAAATCAAGGGTGGCTACAGCGTTTTAGGCGAAGTAGATCACCCTGATGATTTGAAAATTAACTTAGACCGTGTAAGCCACATGATTACAGATATGTGGATGGATGGTCCTAATGGCTTTGGCAAATTAAAGATTTTACCTACTCCAATGGGTCAGTTAGTTCAGACTATGTTGGAATCGGGTGTAAAACTTGGCGTTAGCTCTCGTGGTAGCGGAAACGTGAATGAGGGTGACGGTAAAGTCAGTGACTTTGAAATAGTCACTGTAGATGTAGTTGCACAACCTAGTGCTCCTAATGCATATCCAACAGCGATTTACGAAGGACTGATGAATATGCGTGGTGGTGCTAAGGTATTCGAAATGGCAAAAGAAGCCAGTGCAGATCAAAAAGTACAGAAATATCTAAGAGAAGGCGTATTAAGCCTAATCAAAGATTTAAAATTAAAATAGGAGATCAGAATGTTAGACGCTATCAAACCATTGTTAGATTCTGGTATCATTAATGAAACAACCCAAACTGCTATTACAGAAGCTTGGGCTAGCCAAATTAATGAAGCTCGTGAAACTATTCGCGCTGAATTGCGTGAAGAATTTGCGACACGCTATAGTCACGACAAACAAGTAATGGTTGAAGCTCTAGACAAGATGGTTACTGAAAGTCTTACTGCTGAACTTAAAGAGTTCGCCAGTGAGAAACAAGCTCTAGCAGAAGACCGTGTGAAATTTAAACGTCATATGGTTGAAAGCTCAGGCAAATTTAATAACTTTATGGTTACTAAATTAGCTGAAGAAATCCAAGAACTACGTACAGATAAAAAAGTTCAAAACGAAGCAGTAGCTAAGTTAGAAAAATTTGTTATCCATGCGTTGGCTGAAGAAATTAAAGAGTTTGAGCAAGACAAACAAGCTGTAGTTGAAACGAAAGTTAAACTTGTTGCTGAAGCTAAATCAAAACTAGCTGAACTACAAAGTGCATTCGTAAAACGCAGTGCGGGTCTTGTTAAAGAAGCAGTAGCACAAAACCTAGGGTCTGAATTAGCTCAACTAAAAGAAGATATTCAAACTGCTCGTGAGAACATGTTTGGT